GGGAGATGGAGCTATTTAGCTCCGGACAATATTTGTTCACTGCATGTACTGATAATCAGTGCTACTCTAAGATGAGATTACCCACCTCATTTGTAGTCCTGACCATATAGGTCATGTTGTGAGTGATGAGTCCGAACTGTAAGTTCGTTGCCACCACGGCTTACTTTTATTCCAAAATTGGCACTTATTCAAATAATACCAAGATTAAACAGGCAAGTAAAAGCCTGGGACTGAATTTCGTTGAAGATTCACTCTTTAGGGAGCTAACTTCGCGAAGTTCGTGGCAAGACACATGGGTTCTGAGATTGACATCTGTCATCTTGGATCCACTTTTGTGCGTACCCGTTCCTGTCCACATTGGTGGAAGGAAAATTTACATCTTAGTTAAGAAAAGCTTTGCTTTAACTGCTAAGGAAGTGAAGACACTCCGAAAAAGGGGCGTAAGCCTCCGATTTGGCGACACGAAATTTGTGTCGAGAATGTCAGAGCTTCTCACCCGGCGCTTAGCGTCAGGTGAATGTATTCAGTCACTAGTCGTTGACCCCGTGAAGGGTCGACGCGTTGTGGCCTGTCGTAACATCGAAAAGTTGCGGCAGGCCTGGGGCGCTGCATTGACGGTCTACACCGGCCTATTAACCTTTTTGAAGGGCGAAGAGCCGTTGCATTCCGCTGTAGCGTACGGTAGAGGAAAAGCAGTGGTCAGGAGAACAAGTTCTTCCTTTCCATTGTTGACCTTGTGGACTCACTTCATACGGCATTTGCCGAATGTCGAAGAGTCGAAGATGGTTAAAATCCTGAAGCTTTCTCTTTGTGGAAGCTTCTCAACGAAGACCAACCAGGAAATTCCTGAGGGATTCGAGGATTCTGCCATCCCACTTATGCCAAAGTTTATGGTACAGTGGGTAGAGTCGAGGTGTCATTCCAGTAACGACATTGCTCAACTCTACTTCTCTATTCAGCAATCCAAGGGCCTGTTGACCCGAGTACCTGATTCCTTCTTGGAAGAAGGGCTGAAGAAACACAAGGCAGGGATCTGTCGTCCTATGGAGGAGACGATCCCTAGAGATCCTGAATTATATGAGAAGATGAGGAATTTTGCCTCTTCTAGATTCGGAGCCCTAGTGGCGGAGCATTACGATGCTACCAAGACCAAGGTACCCTTGTCTACAGCCTGTATTGGCTGTTCTCGTCAGAAGGGAGGTAACCGGGCCGACTTGAAGTCGTCCGGGGCCTTCATAAACACTTCTGATCCATACTTCCAAAGTCCGAGAGGACGAATGGAACCATTGGTAATTGGGCTCTTTGGAGCCCCCGGGAGTGGCAAGTCTACACGCATTCGTGGACTTTGTGACACTCTCCGGCAGTCTCTTTTTCCTCACTGTAAAAGTGATGAGGACCTTACGTATTCGAGGTCCTGTGCAACTCAACACTGGGACGGCTATAATGGCCAGCCCATTACCATCCTGGACGACTTTGGTCAAGACCACGATCGCCGAGATGTCGTTGAATTCGCTCAACTGGTATCAACAAACCAGTATTTCCTACCTATGGCCGATCTGGCTGAGAAAGGAATGAGCTTTACTTCCCCAATCATCATAGTTACATCTAATATGCAGTTCGGTAATAACCTGACTACTAACGGACGTAGCTTCTGTGAGGATCCGGCTGCGATCTGGAGGAGATTTCACCTACCATACATGGTGGTTAAGTTCTCTGATAGAAAACAGTCTAAGATCTTTCCCTTAACTTTAGAGTTGATCCACTCTGGATCTGAGGTAAATTACCTTCAGAGCAAAGATGGGATAAGCACTAGAGCGGGAAGATACAGAGATCGAGCAGCTCTTGATCAAAAGAAACAGAGCTTGAAAAACACCGGAAAGGACTTCATCCCTTTCAGTGCCCTCGATTATGATGTTAATCCTAATCCACTCACGGATTCTGACGTAAAAAGAGAGGTCTTGGAGACCTTCTCTCAACGTATCAAATACCACCGAGACAATTGTCAAGGTAAGTGGGTGCAACAGATTAGATCTGTTGATATTAGGACGGTCCGAAGAGATTCTGAAGTTTCCGCTACTCTCATGAATGCGAGTGGAGGATTAGCTAATGTTAGTTCCGGTGTTTCGCCAGGACTTCATAGCTATCTTCAGTTTCCCTTAGAACCACCGGCAGAGGTGCCAGTGGTGGAAGTTGTTGCACTAGCGGAACCTGCAAAGGTCCGCTGCATCACAGTTGGCGAATCTAGTCTCAAGTGCTTACAGCCTTTACAAATGGCTATGCATGCTTCTTTGAGTCATTATCCTGAGTTCTCCCTCACCAATGGTGTAAGGAGTGGACGGAAAGATGATGAGAAGCTCCTGATCTTTCGTAAGATGCAGGATGAGATTAGACGGATTCACAATCCGAATGGTACTTGGCTGTCAGGTGATTACACTGCAGCCACAGATAACCTCCCTTTGTGGGTTACAGAAGCGCTCTTAGAGGGCCTTCTGGACCACATCGAGGATGAACCCACAAAAAAGTGGGCGAGGTACGAAGCAGGACAACACTATGTAATGTATCCCGAATCGTCAGGCATAGAGCCAGCCTTACAAACGTCAGGCCAGCTCATGGGAAGTCTTTTAAGTTTCCCACTTTTATGCATGGCAAATGCTTTCATTGTAGAATATTCTGGTATGGAACCAGGATCCTACTTAGTGAATGGTGACGACATTGTCGCCTCCACCACACAGGAATCTATAAACTCCTGGAAGGCAAA